TGCGATGATATATCATCTCCGGATAAACCTCGAACATCTGTGCTCGTTCCTCGCACTGTTCCTCGCACTGTTCCTCGCACTGTTCCTCGCACTGTTCCGATCTCCGGCGTTCTTGCTATACCGAATATATAAAAAAGAATTATGTGCGAGTATACAAGTCCTAAATATTCGTTTTTTATACCATAGTATTTTATTAGTTTTTACTGTTTTTAAGTTCGTCAGTAATTATCGCAATAAGTTTTTTTATTTTGTCGGTTTCATTATTTACAATATCTATTAATTGAATAATATACTCGAATTGCACGTCGGGGGTCATAGTGAGTAAATCCTTCGCAACTGTGTTCATAATATCACTGTGCATAGCGTTCGTTGTTGTAGAGGTATCTACCCCTATTATACTTTTCAGTATTTCTGTCGGGGGTTTTTCTCCTTCTTTAAAAATGCCAGTCGTTATTATGTTTTCTCGAACCAATTGTTGAGAATCATCAAAAATCTTACTAGTGAATTTCGAAACTCCGTTAGTTAAAAACTCTGTAGCATCATTAATTTGTTTGTTTACATCATTTGTTAGTTCTACACCATTTGTTTGAGTTTCATCTTTCTCACTACTCGAAACAGATTTTGTATTATTTATTTCTGAAACAATCGTAGCAGCAGCACTAATTGCCTTTTCTAATTCGGGTTGTGTTGTTTTTGACGTAGTATCTCCAGACTTCTCTATTTCCGAAACAATCGCAGCCGCAGCACTAATTGCCTTTTCTAATTCGGGGTGCGATGTGCTTGACGTTGTGGTATTAGACTTCTCTATAGACGAAACAATCGTAGCAGCAGCACTAATTACCTTTTCTAATTCGGGGTGCGATGTGCTTGACGTTGTGGTATTAGACTTCTCTATAGACGAAACAATCGTAGCAGCAGCACTAATTACCTTTTCTAATTCGGGTTGTGTTGGTTTTGACATAATGATTTGTTTTATATATGGTATAATTATTTTTATAAAATAACGAATCTAACGTATACGCTAACGTATTTCATTATATGTTATGTATTATTATTTATCCTTCGAAATCATCCCATCTACTGATAAACCTAGAACAACTATAGATAGTCGAACCCCTACGTTTGGAACAAACGCCGGCGTTTTCGCTAAACATGTTTATATTATAAGATATCAAGATATCTTATAGTATTTATAACACAGCTAGTTCATAAACTCTTTCCAAAATTAACCTTATATGGAGAATAGGAGAACATAGGGGCTCGGAACGAACGGAATCAGGTAATGATTGCTTTCATCCTACGAAACCCCCAGTAATTGCCACAAAGTGGTCTATTTAAACGAATATGGGAGACATACCCAAACCAACGCCTAAACCTAGACCATTACGAGCCGATTCGGAAATGGATGGAAGGAACACGTCCAAAATACTGAAAGTGGCTGCGGCGGTCAACGCAAGGATGACAATTTCTTCCACATTAAGTGTCTTCTTCGGGATAACAATACTGACAACGGCAATGACAAGACCCATAACTAAATACTTAACAATACGCTTAATAAGTTCAGAAAAATCGAAGCCCATTGGATTCTTATATATAACAAAAACAAAAAAATATTAGGAGATGGGTATTAATACAAATATATAAATAACGAAAATACTTAAATACAGTTTTGCTAAATATTATATAATGTCCAAACCTTCCACATTTGAAAGAAAGAAATTACCCAATGGAAAAGTAAATCCTAAATATGTTGACTTATGCGATGAGGACCAACCAATCGCCGGGCAAAAGTTCGCATGTCTATCATTCGTTTCTCCCGAAAAAATATTACAAAAGCGAGAACTATATCTATTTAATCAATTTGTGCAACAATGGGATTTTACTAAATCACTTTCCAAGTTCTTTGACTTTTTACATTTCATGGCATACAAATACAATTTGAAAATCGACGATTTAGTTTCCGACTTTAACGATTTTGCTAAAGAAGAGGAAATCAAAATAAAATCTGTTTCAGTAGAAGACGACTTTAAAACATTTTTGGATAAACAGGAGGATGCACTTACCCAGCAATTCCAGAAAGAACATGCATTTCAAACATCCACGCGTGGACTGAAAGTCCGCGGAGTGTATGCAACTCAAGAAGAAGCAGAAATCCGATGCAAAAAATTGAGAGAACTTGACCCAAATCATGATATTTATGTGGGACCAGTTGGTATATGGGTCCCATGGGACCCCGATGCCTATAAAACCGGCAGAATCGAGTTCATGGAAGAAGAGTTAAATCAATTGCACCAGGAAAAGCTAAAGAACGAAGAAAAGGCCAAACAGGAGTTCGAACAACGTATTAAGGAAACGAAACGAAAGGCCATAGAAGAGAATATTAAACTTGCCGAAAAGAGTGGTAATGTCCTTACCCAGACATTAGACGAAGCCGGTAATTTGATTGGTGTCAAAGAGACAGTAGATTTTGAGAGTAGAGAGGTTGCTGATACGGCTACTACCAATATACGCAATGAATTGTTGCAAAACTCATTATCTGGTGGGGATAAATCACAACCTGATGATGAATTGGCATTATAGTAAAAATATATAAAATAGAAATATATACACTATGAGTAAATGTCCATATAAAAATCTATTCGGTTATCTGGGAACCGGTATACATTCATATCGGATTTATAACATAGCCTATTTAGATATATTAGTTGCGGTAATAGTTGCATTCATATTATCACGTATATTACGAACACCCTTTCTATATACACTTATTGTGTTTTTAATTCTAGGTATAATAATACATCGTGTCCTTTGCGTGAGAACAACGGTAGATAAATGGCTATTTCCAAACGCTAAATAATCTACCATTTGGTTTTTTTGACATTGATTGCGGGCCCGGCGCTTTTCTTTTTTGCTTTACTCGGGTCGTATGCTTCTTCTTCATCATCGTCGGCTAAACTCTTCGATATTTCCCAGAACTCTTTGGACCCCAATTTAAAATCTGGACGTTTTTCGGCTTTATACCAAAATATTTGGTCTTGCAATTTATTGGATTTAGAATTATTATTTATGACTAAACATTCGTAATTTTCCGTGGTTTGGTCCATAACGGAATTGAATGATTCGAATGTAGGAAACATGGACGCATAGTTCTCCCAGATTCTCCTACGATTTGTCATATAAGGTTCTCTCAATATAAATACATAATCTATGTTGGTGCGAAGGTTGGGCGGTATACCTAAAGGATATTGCATGGTTATGATGAGCATGACTTTCCAATGACGGCCGTTCATGAACAATAATCGCATCATTTTATCGCGAGTCCAACTTTGGTCATATAGACAATCATCCAATATAACAAATGTGCGGGGGTCTATTGTGCTTCGGCGATAAGTTTCTATTTCCTTGTTCATCTGTTTTAGCACCGTTCTCTGTCTTTTCAAAATGTTCTCTATTAATACCGTATTATACTCTTCGTGAATGAATAGTTTAGGAACATGCGCTGCATAAAATCCATTACCGGCTTCTGTTCCCGAAATAACTGTTCCTATAGGTATATCCTGATGATGATATAGTAGGTCTTGCACCAAATACGATTTACCAGTATCTCTCCTTCCAATCATAACAATAACGGGACCTTTGTTTTCATCAGGCTTGAATGTAATAGATTTCATATCAAACTTTTTTAATTCGAGTGTCATGTTCTCCTAAATATGTATAATAATATACATATTTATTTTAAACTAGCAATAACAACGTTAACTCGGCATTGGATGTTGTTGGACATCGCTGGAGAACTTATTTAGGGTAATTATGAAATGGGGAACCAATCGTTTAAATATTATGTATTTAATATTTATTACTAAATATACAGAATACGAAAATGCAACCTCAGTATCGCAAAATGGATTTAGTCGATTTAGCCAAACTTTCCAATAGTTATACTATTACGGAACATGATATTTTAAACGAATACCATCCATTTCATATAACCAATATACAGCATTATAACCCGATATATTCCCGATTTTTTGAATTAAATGAATCCAATGCATCGAGAACTACATTGAAACATACATATGTTATAGATGATTTGAACATGGTTGTGTGCACGGAAACGGGCGAATGTTTATCTCGACCCGTCTTTATCAAGTTCTCGCCATTATTGGACCCGGTGAAATACATGATTGGGAAATATGACGCCGGTTCAGCCGACATACAAGTTCTTCCATTTTTGGGAGAACCCGGGGCGGTTGCCCCCCATCCGAAATTGGGCGACCCAAACAATGCATCCTATATAGATTGTTTTTTCAGTTATTTGAGTAGTCAACTATTACACCGGCACGGATTGGTTAACGGCATAGACTTTTATGGGTCTTTTTTAGGCATTCAAGAGAAATATAAAATGAATATCTCCGACGACCTCGAATATCTATGCACTTCGCGATTCTTCAACGAGAACGTGGGGTCTCTCTTCAAAGTATCCGAAGAAATACCATATGACGGAAATTACGGCGACGGTTCTCGCGCGCATAAACAGAAATTGCGTATTCAAAACTCTTTGAAAAATGCGTCCTTATCGATTATCGATTTATTGGCAATTCAGGATATCGGGACGAGCTCCGGAATTGGAAGTTTCTCCGGAGAACAGCACGAGGAACGAGTGCATGAGTTTCGGAGGATGAAAGACATAGAAGATTTTGATAAACCGGAGAACATTATCGAAAAATCCGCGACAATTCCTCCTGAGAATACAAACACCACCGAAGAGGATGAAATAGTATATGAAAAGTCTACGAACCGGTCAAATACCGCCTCATCGGAATCTAGTAATAATAGCTCTATTAATTATAGCACGGATGATGAGGATGGCGATGACGATGGCGATGACGATGGCGATGACGATGGCGATGACGA